GTAGCAAAGAATCAGCGGATAACAAGCAATCAATTTTCCGTGGTCGTAGATAATAGAGGAGACTAAGGTTGAAAACTAACCTACAAGAACATCTGAGCTTCGATCAGGCTAAAATCGTCGTAGAGCGTGATGAAGGCGAGAATGGCAAAACGTTACACCTGAGTGGAATTTGCATTCAGGGTGATATACGCAATGCCAATCAACGCATTTATTCTTCTAAGGAGATTGACAGGGCTGTTACTACGCTCAACGAACAGATTTCTGGGGGGTATTCAGTGCTAGGTGAAGTTGATCATCCTCAAGATTTACGTATCAACCTCGACCGTGTTAGCCACATGATTACAAAAATGTGGATGGACGGTCCTAACGGCTACGGAAAACTTAAAATGCTTCCAACTCCAATGGGTCAATTAGTTTCGACCATGTTGGAGTCGGGAGTAAAACTAGGAGTTTCTAGTCGAGGATCAGGCGAAGTGGATCCAAGCGGTAATGTTCAAGGATTTGAAATTATCACAGTGGATGTGGTTGCACAACCTAGCGCACCAGGCGCCTATCCAACACCAGTTTATGAACACCTTATGAATAATACAGGTGGTTACGAGGCATTTAAAGTAGCACAAGAAGTCCAAGGCGACGCACAGGCACAACGATACATAGCAGAGAGCTTGAAAAAGATTATTCAAGGTCTTAAATCTTAAGGAGAATCACAATGCTAGAATTTGTAAAACAATTGTTTGAAAACAACGTGATTTCCGAAGAAACTAAGTCGGAGATTGAATCCGCTTGGGAAACTGCTGTTCAAGAAAACCGTGACACAATCTCTACACAATTACGTGAAGAGTTCGCACAGAAGTATGAACACGATAAGACCGCGATGGTAGAAGCAGTAGAAAAGATGCTGGCTGATAGAATTCAGGCTGAGCTATCTGAGTTTGCTGAAGACCGTCAAGGACTTATTGAAGCAAGAGCCAAGTATGCTAAGAAAATGAAAAAAGATTCCAAAGCAATGGAATCATTCGTTCTTAACAATTTGAAAAAGGAACTTGCTGAACTTCGCGAAGATCGTAAGAATGTAGCAGGAAACGTTGCTAAATTAGAATCCTTTATCGTGGATGCACTAGCGAAAGAAATCGCAGAATTCCACAGTGATAAGAAAGATTTGGCTGAAACAAAAGTTAAACTTGTTAGAGATAGCAAGGCTAAGTTTGAAGCAGTCAAAAAAGACTTTATCAATAAAGCATCTAAGGCAATTCAGGAAACAGTATCGAAAGGTATTAAATCTGAAATGACTCAGTTGAAAGAGGATATTGAGGAAGCACGTCAGAATGATTTCGGTCGCAGAATTTTTGAAAGTTTTGCAAGCGAATATGCAACTAGCCATCTTAATGAAAAATCCGAAACTGCAAAACTTCTTAAAGTTGTAAAACAGAAAGAAGAAGCGGTAAAAGAAGCCGAAGCAAAAGCAGAGGAAATTGAGAAACTAGTTGAAAGCAAAGATGATGAAATTGCGCAAATTAAAGATGCAGTTCAACGCAGAGAAGTGATGTCAGAATTGATGGCACCTCTAAGCAAGGACAAGCAGGAAGTAATGGGCGAACTTTTAGAATCAGTGCAAACAAATAAATTACACGCAGCCTTTGACAAATACATTTCAGCCGTAATGGAAGGAAATGTGCCGAAGAAGGAAAAGGTAGCGTTGACTGAAGGCAAAGAAGTAACAGGCGATAAAGCACAGGCACAGATCGGTGGTTCGGAGCAAAAAACCGCTGAGATATTTGACATCCGCAGGCTTGCGGGACTAAAAGTTTAAGGAGAACAAAAAATGTCACAACTATTAGAGTCACGCTGGTCAGAAACCAAAGATGCACTTTTAGAAGGGCTTCAAGGTAACAAGCGCACAGTTATGGCAACGACTCTGGAAAATACCCGTAAGTATTTGTCAGAGAGTGCTACAGCAGGTGCAACTTCTGCCGGCAACGTCGCAACATTAAATCGCGTCATTTTACCAGTAATCAGACGTGTAATGCCAACAGTTATCGCTAACGAACTTGTTGGTGTTCAACCAATGACTGGTCCTGTTGGTCAAATCCACACACTAAGAGTAAGATATGCTGATGCATTCAACTCTGCAAGTGGAACTGACACTACAGCAGGTGAAGAAGCACTATCACCATTCAAGATTGCTGAAGGTTATTCAGGCTCAACTAATGATAAGGCTGCATCAACTGCTGCTTTAGAAGGTCAAGCAGGAAACAGACTTTCAATTCAAATCTTGAAACAAACTGTTGAAGCGAAAACTCGTAAATTGAGTGCTCGTTGGACGTTTGAAGCAGCACAAGATGCTCAAGCGCAACAGGGTATTGATATCGAAGCAGAAGTAATGGCTGCCCTAGCGCAGGAAATTACTGCTGAAATCGATCAAGAGGTGATTAGTTCACTTAACACATTGGCTGGCACAGCCGCTTTAACATACGACCAAGGTGCAGTATCAGGAACTGCAACATTTGTTGGTGATGAACACGCAGCACTTGCTGTTCAAATCAATCGTGTTGCTAACTTGATTGCGCAAAGAACACGTCGTGGCGCAGGTAACTGGGCTGTTGTTTCACCAACAGTATTAACTCTGTTACAATCTGCAACAACTTCTGCGTTCGCAAGAACAACTGAAGGCACTTTTGAAGCACCAACTAACACTAAGTTTGTTGGAACACTAAACAGTGCGATGAAGGTTTATGTAAACGGTTATGCTACAACTGACGATGTGTTAGTTGGTTACAAAGGTTCATCAGAATCAGACGCAGCAGCGTTCTACTGCCCATACATTCCATTAATGTCAAGCGGTGTGGTTCTTGATCCTGCAACTTTTGAACCAGTAGTTTCGTTCATGACAAGATATGGTTATGTAGAGTTAACAAACACTGCATCATCTCTTGGTAATGCGGCTGACTACTTGGGTAAAGTTGCTGTTACATCAGCGAACCTACGTTTTGCGTAAGCATTAACACTTTATTGTGTATTAAAAGGGCGGCATTTATGTCGCCCTTTTTTTATGACTTGACAATCTGCCAAAAAGAGTGTTAAATATTAGTATGGACGAAATAACAAGTCATGAAGATTTCAATAAAATAAGAGACCAATTGGATAAGTGGAAAAAACGGTTTCCTATGTTCAGTCATGATGTTAGAAGAATTCAAGACGCAATTGAAGTCCATATGAAAAACTATATGGACCATCTTATAAAATACAAGCAAACAAAAAGCAATCATTGCATTGATAGGGCACAAGAAGAATTAGACAAAATAAACGGCCTGCTTAACACCATAAGTAAGGTAGAACTTATGGCTTTACTGTCTAAAGGATAAATACTTATGTCAGATAGTGTGCCACCAAGGTGGTGGACTTATGGGGAACCAACCCCGTAGCGGCTAGAACCCGCATCGGACTTCTAACAAAGGAGAAAACAAATGGGAAGACCACTTAGAAAAGATGTAAACGGTGTAGACGCAATCGGTATACCTACCGGTGCTGCTACAGGTATTACTTGTGAGTTTTACAGAGGCTCACTACAAACAGATGGAATTATCATCAAGCAAAGAGGATCAGACAGTTTTACTGTAACTAGAGTTGGAGAAGCATCAACTACTTCAACATACAGAATCTGCACTCTACAATCAACTCAGCCAAACGCAGAAGGTGAAATGAGAATACAAGGTTCCACAACAGGTAATCTTGATGCGGATCTAGTGGCAATCGCTAAAATTACGAAGCGTGTTGCTACTGACTTTTCTGGAAACAAATATACTTGGTATCTAGAAAACGATTCATCAGCAGACTACATTGTTCTAACACCACTGTCATAATAAGGTATTAGACTATGGCTGAGTTTTTACAGACAAACGGTGATTACACGGTAAAGACGCAATCGGGAGGAAGAATTACTCTCGATGTAGGACCTCCTAGTGCTGGCGGTTATGTTACCGTAACTTCAAATCTTATTGTTGAAGGTGATACACTTACTGTAGAGGCTGAAAACTTAAATGTTAAGGATAACATTATCCAACTTAACTTTGGTGAAACGGGAGCAGGTGTTTCTCTAAGATATGCAGGTTTGCAAATTCAAAGAGGATCAGAGCTCCCGGCTTCATTCTTTTGGGACGAAAATGATGATTCATTTAACCTAGCACTGGGTTCTCCGGAAGGAGTCTTTAACTGGGCAAATTCTACTCTACGACTTAAGAAAATCACAACAGATACAGCAAGTCCTGATTTAGAATTAATCGGTTATGGCGAAGGAGTTATTACGGTAACTGGAACCAACAACTATGAGAATCAAGTTACTGATGATGATGACATTCCTAACAAGAAATATGTTGATGATTCAATTAGAGATAATCCAACATTCCAAATCGTTGATGACAATACAAGAGTAATTGTTACTGATAAGGAAGTTTCGGGTTCGTTGGACTATCTTATCGATAACACGGGTTACAGCACATTTGGTGAAAGTGCTATTTCGGTATTGATAGATGGAAATTTAAACAGCCAATTCTTTTACAATAGAGCGGTAATACAAGGATTGGAGTTTAATCAAAACGAACCAAATGCACCTGCAATTACAGTTAACAATACTAACGATAGCATATACTTACAGACAAATGGAACTGGTAAGTTAAGAACAAACTATGCACTACAGTTAGAAGAAATTGCTGTTGATCCAGCATATGTTGAAGGGTCAACAATAACTTATGCTAAGGAACCAGGTCTTGGTAAGACTGGTTTGTATTTTAGAAATTCAGATAACGAAACAGATGAATTGATAAGTAAAAATAAAGCACTGCTGTATAGCATGATATTTTAAGGGAAAACAATGATTACGAGTGAACAATTAACAACTACAGCGATAACACAAGTATTTACTGCTTCAACTACAGGAGCACCGATTGGTGGTGCTGTAACTGGTCAGACAACTGCTGTTACTACAATTGTTCTGTGTAACACTGGAACTGTAACTATTACTGACGAATCTGTTAATAGAACGGCGGTTGATATTTACTTGGTAAGAAACGGTATCAGTCCATCCGCGGCAAATCAAATTGTTTCTAATTTAACAATACCCGCAGGCGAAACAGTATTTTTCAGCGATGAAAAAATTATCCTTGACAGCGGAGATGAAATCCACGTTAAGGCAGACGATGCTAATTTAATTACAGTTACAGTTAGTTCGTTACCAGTATAAGGAAAGTAGATGAAATTTTTAAAATCACAAAATACATCGCGCTACAGTCCAAGTGATAATTCATTTCTAATAAATCCATACGGCAGAGCAGTAATGGATTTTAATGGTGCGGTCATGTTACCAAAAGGAACAACTGCACAGCGTCCGCAATTGTCGGGCAACAGACAACCAACTGATGCAAATGGTTACATAAGATTTAATACAACAACAAAATCATTTGAAGGATACATTGATAACGGTGTAACGGCAAGATGGGAAACTATCAGAGCACCAGGAAGCGCAACCATATCGATTGAAACTTTTGGTCCAGGTGATGCAGTGGACACAATCTTTGGTCCTCTTGCTAATGTTCCTGCAAGTGCAAACAATGTTATTGTGCTTGTTGAAAACGTTATGCAAATTCCCACAACAAACTTTACACTAAATCAAAACCCAAGTTCAACAGGAACAGGACAGGAAGTTGCATCCGGAAGTTTTGTTACTAGCACTGAATATATTATAACAGCAACAGGATCAACAGATTTTGTGAGTGAGCATGGCGCGGCAGATAACAATCCAGGAACTACATTTACGGCAAGTGGAGCAGGAACTCCTGACGCAACAGGACTTGCAAGACCAACTGGATGGTATTTGACCTTTACATCTGCTGTTCCTTATGATAAGAATGTTACAGTATTCTTCGGTTTTGCAAACTAAGGAGTAGACCGTGGCACAATTGGGGCGAATAGGCGGACATCTTTTAAACGCCAACTTAAATAGAAATGGTGTTGATCTTTCTTTCAAGAATACAACATTTGATTCTACCCCAATCCTCTTTTTAGATGTTAACAATGGTAGAGTTGGTATCAAGACTGATTCTCCAGTCTTTGATCTTGACATAAATTCAGATTTTAGAACTGATGTTGCACAGGCAACAAGCCAAGCAAAAATAGATAATATTGTTGCACAGGCAAACGGAACATTCACTACACTAGTTGGACCAATCAATATCATGCCACAGACGGCAGGATCATACATCAATCTCGAAAGAATGAGATCGGATGATTTAGAATTTAATGATAATACCATAAGTGGTCTAAACTCAAACCAAAGCATTGAACTAATGCCTAGTGGAACTGGTAGGGTTGATGTTGTTGCTAATACCGAAGTAAATGGAAATTTATATGTAACAGGAAACATTACCATTGACGGTAATCTTTCTGGATACAACAGAATTTATTTGGGTGACGAATTATACAATCCTGATACCAATAGTGGTGATACTATAGAAATTGCTCCTGACTTTTCTCAATCTATAATTCCAGGAGACGATAATACATATGATCTAGGAACGTCAACCATAGTTGATAGTTCTTCGAGAAGATGGGGAACTGCATACGTAACGGATAATCTAGTAAACACTGATAGACCTTTACCAAATGCTGTTCGCGTTAGTGATCAATTACAGTTGGATGGTGTTGCTAATGAAATCTTTGCAATGCAATCCAATGATGATGTTATATTGGCACCGGATACGGGAATTAACTACATTGAAAGCACTAGGTGGAGAGAAATTACTGCATCAAGTTCCAGTGCAAGCATTACAGGAAATACACTAACAGTTGGTGGAACAATTACAGGAAGTTTTATTCCTGGTATGCAATTAACTGGTGTTGGAATCACAGCAGGAACTATTATCACGGGAACGTCAACAGGAAGTGATAGTTCAGGAACATACACGGTAAATCTTACCTATGATGGCGCAGGATCTAATCCATCTCCCACAGGAACGATTACAATTACAGGTGCGGTTGATGTAATTGAAAATCTAACGGACATTGGAGGAGCAAAACGCTTCGATCCAGAAACACCACTAACATTTACTTCAACAGGAATAGGCTATCTAAGATTCATGGGAGATAACGCTTTCGTTATTCCCGCAGGAACGGATGCTGAAAGACCCGCTAGACCAGAATTAGGTGATACTAGATGGAACACGGATTTAGAATATCTAGAAGCATTTGCTGGAAGAATTAACATTGTAACAGCATTAGGAAACGTAAGCGGATTGGTTGATCAAAGCCAAACTGGCTTATCGGGACCGGTCACCGAAGGCGAAGGAAAAAATGCAGCATTTACAATAACAATAACATCCGGAGCCATAGCAAGCATTGTCATAACTAATCAGGGCCAGGAATACATTGCCGGAGATACTATAACAATATCAGGCACAAACTTTACGGGCGGAGCAAGTCCAGCCAATGATATTACGGTAACGGTTGGTGCCCAAACTGACGATGGATACTTGATTGCAACTGGTGGCGGTGCTGAAGTAGACATAGAATTAATGGAAGATTTAGGCGACGCATACAGCCTAATACTTGGCTAATTTACTCTTTTTGCTAAATACTATTGTTAACGTGGACCAACGTTAATCTTTTACTGTGGTCAACTCGCAATGTAAGGTAGTTGGAGGGACAGGATCCCCGTGTATAAGGAGAGCAAATGGCAATTGGTCGTATAAGTGGGCCGCTCTTAAAGGCAAATCTCGTTCGAGATAATGTTGATTTGTCCTTTAGAAATGGAGCAAGTGACCCAGATATTCTGTATATTGATGTAAACAATGCTCGCATTGGTGTAAACACATCATCTCCTAGCACGGATTTAGAAGTAAACGGAACTGCCCGAGCAACAACGCTCACAGTAGACAATCAAGTAGATGTTGGTAATTTACACATTACTGGCAACACAATTTCAAGCGATCTAAACACTATTTCTTTTGTTCCATCAGGTGCTGATCCTGTGGTTTATCACAGCAAACTTTATGTTGATGATTTGTCAATTGAAGGTAACACAATTTCAACACTAAACTCAAATGCTAGTTTAGAAATTAGACCAAACGGCGCAGGAAAATTAGAAGTATTTGCAAACACAGACATAACTGGTGATTTATATGTCACTGGAAATGTAGTAGCAGATGGCGATGTAACCATAGGTGGTAACATTACTATTGGTGATGCACTAACAGATGAAATTGTAATTAATGCTGCTATCAAGAGTGATCTTATTCCGGAACAGGATAACACATTTGATTTGGGTAGTTCTTCTTTTAGATGGCAGGCACTTTATGTAAATCAATTATACACGGACATACTAAATGTTTCAACACTCGATGTTGGTGATTTAATGTTCCGTGATAACGAAATTACAACAACAACCGGACAGGATTTATACATTGATGGAAACGGTTCGGGTGGTGTAAGATTAGGTAATTTTAAAATAACTGACAACGTTATTGAAAACGTTTCAAGCGGAGCGATTACACAAATTACTCAGACAGGAAACGGTTATTTTAAGATTGACACAACAAATGGATTTGTTCCTCCAAGAGGAACTGATGCACAAAGACCGAGTGCGTATGCGGTGCTTGGTATGACACGATATAACACAACTTCTAAGGCATTAGAAGTATGGGATGGATCAGCCTGGGCGTCACCTGCGGGTGCTACTGGTGCTGTTTCGGAACTTGTAGCAAATGATATTGCGGCTTCATTTGCATTAATGTTAGGATAAAGATATGCCAACGGTATTTAAACAAGAAGTAGTAACAAACATAGGAACAACACCAGTTGATGTTTTACAGATTGGTGAAGGTGTTAGAGCAACAGTGGTAGGTTGTAATCTTTCAAATACATCAGATTATGACATGGTAATTGCAAACTTATATGTGATTGATGAAAATTCAACACAGGGTAACTATGCAAGACAAATTCCAATTCCGCCAGGCTCGAGTGCAAAAGTTATTACCAATGGCGAAAGACTGATTCTTCCGGCAACCGCAGGCCTAAGATTGGTCACTGATACTGATGATAGTATTGATGCAACAATAAGTTACGTTGAGATATCATAAGGAGATATAGATGGCAACAACATATTATTTTGGACAAGACGCAGAAAACGCACTAGGCGATAGTCCTCGCTATCTGTATCTAGTTAGAAGAAATGACGACGGTGAATTATTTTTAAGACGTGTTGATAACATCGTTGACAAGGACAGCATTGACATTAACCTACCTGGTCCACCAAATGAAACATTTGAAGATTTTGAATCAGGTATTGACTACTTTGATGGTGTAAGAGCGGATCATGAAAAAGAATACGAAAACATGTATTACACCCAATATAGATGGGATGGCAGAAGCATGCTCTACTATGTTGATAGCCAAGGAATGTTAGTGGAAAGAATTAATCAAGGTTACGAATACCCAACAGGGACTTCAAGTTAGGATAAATTATGGCAGAGTTTAAGATAAGCAGACTTAGATACACTTGGCGACAAGGATGGCAAACTTCACGTGATTATAACAAGGATGACGTAGTAGAATATGCAGGTAACAGTTACATCTGCGTAAGACAGCACACATCCGGCGCATTTGCAAACGACCAAACCTATCTAGCAAATCCAGGAGATTCTGCACCAACACCTGCTTGGTTAAAAATGACCGATGGTCGAAAATGGACTGGAGAGTGGACATCAGACACTCCAATTGGTGCTGGTGAATTAATATTATATGGTGGTGTTGTTTATATTTGTATTGAAAACCACCAGAGTGGAACAACGTTCCTTGAAAATGCAAATAAATTTGCTGTTTATGTTTCCTTGTATGATTGGACCA